CGAGGCGCTGGAGCTCCGACCGTGCTCGCTCGCTCATCCACAGCCCACCGCGCCATAGGCCAGTGCCCGACGGGTATCGCTGACTGCCCCAGATGCCTTTCCACATACTCACGCGGTCACCTCCCAGCTGCTCGCCCCCATCGAGGTCATCCGAATGGCGGTGGCAGCGCCGGTAATCGTGTCAGCGGTATCTGCAGTAGCGGCACCAGCGGGCCAGGCATACCAGGTTGCTGTGTCGGCCTTGATGGCATCATAGCTTGACAGGGTGAACTCGACTAGAGCGTCAGTGCCTGGTGATACGGCAACGCCAGCCTCTTCCACGCCGACGGGGATCAGGACGGGAGATGATGTAGCGTCAGTGACTGTCTCGGAGTGATAGCGCTTACGACCACGAGAGCGGTCATATAATCGGGTAATGTCCTGCATCTCAACTAAAGTGGCCATGTGCTATCTCCTGAATGTCAATTACAGCATTGTATATGTATTTCCAATGCCTAGCTAATTACTCGAAATCTGGCTCGAATCCGTCATTGCCCGCCTTGCTTGGTGGGGCATTCTTTGAGAACGCGATAACAAGGGCGTCAGCCAGGTTGGGTGATATAACCTGCCTTGCCCTCATGGCCTTCTTGCTCTCCACTGCTATCTTGCCGCTCTCAGTATATATCCTCTTGGGGCGAGATAACTCAGACTGAAGCTCGTATATTCCCCTGCAGTCGCTGGAGATGCTGATTAGCTGGTCGGGATCGATGTTGATGATCAGGCCGTCCTTTTTCCGCTGGACAGCGTCATGAGTCTTGCGTAGACGATCACGCACCCAGGACCAGGACTGAGCTCTGAAATTCTGATACCGGTCTCGGTTTAACTTGCTCGTCGGATCTCCGCGTACTGCGTGCTGGTCCTTATCCTCAACCTCTCCCGAGCCACGATATCCTTCAACGCGCATCCTTCCTACTACCCGGCTGGTCATGTCGATCTTAATCGAGGGTGCGCCCAGGCCGTCGGCGTCATACAAGAAGATGTCGGAGCTGTGCTCGTCTGCTAGATAGTAGGCCCAGGGAATGGCGTGAGTGATGTCGCCGTCGACCTTCTGCTCGCAGCCCACCACGACTGAGCCGTATCGTAAGACAACAGCTTTTGCGTCTCCAGTGTCTGCGGGGTCAAATCCGACCGTCCTGACGCCAGATGGCTCGAAGCCCAGAACCTTGTGCGCATCAATAGCTGAGATGATCCACTTGGCAGGTAAGAACGCGTCGGTGTTAGAGGCATTGGGGTCACGGTCGATCTCTTGCGCGACAATCTCCTCGGGCTGCTCATCCTTCTGCTTCTGGTACCAAGCCTCATCCTTCCTGGGGTCATCTCTCCAGTCGAAGACGAAGTGACGGTTAGTCCCCTGGAACCGCTGCTGCTTTTGGTAGAACAGGTTGCCCGACCCATTAAATGTCGATATATCTATCTGACAGTTCGTGGCTTGAGACAGTGCAGCGTCGACCATCTGCTGGCGCTCAATAAACGCGGCTTCATCGATGAAGTAGAGAGCCTTACGACCACCCCTGCCGATATTGTCGCCCGCCTCTCCGGTGATGCTTGATCCAGTCTCAGGGCTAACCAGGCGCATGTATGTGCTGTGTTCTTTTGGGACGAAACCCTTGGGTAGTAGCTCGGCGGGAATGTTGGATACGAAGTGACGGATCTTCTCGAATATGCTGTCTGGGTCACCTAACTTATCGACCAGGGCCTCCTTGCGAGAACCGAAGCCTATAGCGACACCATCATGACAGCACCACTGAGCAACAGCGAAACCAACAGACAGCCATGTCACACCGCAGTCGCGTGACTTCTCGACTAGTCCACGCTCACTCCCTCGCCACTGCTGCATCAGCCACTGCATGTACTCGACCTGTCTGGGCCAGGGTATGAACGGGATGCTGGACAACCCACCTGTCTCGATCTTGCGAGGGTCGAACGTCATACCCCAATCACGCACCAGGTCCCACGGACATTCCTTGTAGTGCATCTTCGCAGCCACCACTAGGCGAGGGTCAGACCTTAGGCGCTTAAGGCTGTCAGCGCGCTGTGAGAAGACCTCGGAGTAGTTCGGCTCGCGGTAGTCCATTATCGTCCTGCTAGCATGTCTCGGTAGAGCCTGGAAGCTTCTTCGGGAGACAACTCTGAGCTGACGGCTTGAATAGGACCGCCATCCTTACCGGTGATCTCTGATTCAGACTTATCTTTCCATCCGAAGTTGTTTTTCAAGTTGAATATCGCCCCTACGGGAGAGCCCGCCGCGAACAGCCTTTCTTCAATCCAGCGCTCAACTTCTTGCTTCGCTGCCTTTACTGTCGCATGATACTCATCCTTATGTCCGTAGTTCCTCAGGCATTCAGTAGACATCCCTAACGTAAGAGCGAGCCCTGATACTGTCCTTGGTCGTTCATCGGCTTCGCATTGCGCGAAGTAATCATCGATCACTGCCTGCATGGCTTCCGGTGATGTGAACTTGGGCGGCTTCCCTCCTGGTCCTCGCTTTGCTTCTGTCATGTCGTCTCCGCCTTAGGTAGGTGTGTTGGTTATGCGGGCCTGGGGCCAGGTTGGTCTTTTTTCGTGAAAGTTCGGTTGGTGAACCTGTATGTAGGGTAGTGGCTGGGGCCTGGGTCAGCCTTACGGACCACACTGGCGATATCCGTCTGCCTGTACTTTGGCTTGTCGCTCATGGGTACAATTCCAGTTAAAGTATTTTAGCCTTTCGCTTGTGCCGACCCGAGAATCTGGAGACCTTTTCGCTGCCTTAAATTTCCCAGTACAGGTCTTGTTAAGCTTTTCAGGCTCTATTATACCATCTTTAGCGCAATAGCCATATCAGGAAGAGTATCGCCAGCGCCCCTACGAGGGAGAGAGGGGCTGCTAGTATCCATATCACTGCACCCATAGTATACCTCCGTACGCCATGCCAGGTTTACGAAGTCGCTGCTTTGAGTATCTACACTGCACCATTGCGCAAGTTGGTAAACCTCAGCGCCTACCAACACGGGTAGGCCACGTCATATCGATGTCGATGTCTGTCATACGCTGTAGCTGTACCAGTGTGCTGTCATCCATGCTGATAACGGCGGAGTGATCAGGTCCTATAGACGCTACAACCTCGCTCCACGGGCCTATGTACTCACGCCTCTGCGGTGCTGGAGTCACGCCTAGGCGGTTGACCAGCTCTGCTAGTAGATCAGCGTCTGTGTAGCCGCTGAGGTCCCTAGGCCGGTCTATGCCGTCATGCAGTCTGTCGATATCTCTTCGCATAGATAATCATCCTCATCGACTTTGTTTTATGACATTGCTCACCGCTCGAAGCGCTCTTTGATACGTACTGCAACCGCCATGGCCATCGCAGAGAAGGCGCTCAGCACCTCGGCGGGGACTTCGATTCCTGCGTAGTCTCGAATCAGCCACGGGACAATAATAGCGATACCGTACCCCAGTCCCTCTGCATTGTTTTTAGTACCCTGAACTGCTCGGTTTGTTTGATCAGACATCTTGCTCATTTGCCCATCCTCCCCTACCGAATAACTTGACTGCGACGTAAAACGCCCAGGCTGAGAACTTACTTGCTCCGTCAGCCAACATGATCGCCCGAAACAAGTTATCTGCGTACTGTTTTGTGTACTGAGTCCAGAGGCGCGAGTACAGATAATCGTGGACAGTTGCCGCGCGATAGGCAGGGTCATACCCGGGCGGATATATCCACCAGAGCAGTCTGGGTATGGTGGAGCCGTCGAAGACAAAGCCCTTTGGGACAGTGATAATCGTCACCTTGCCATCCCCACCCGCAACCTCAATCTTGAAGTCCTGCCATAGCTCCCTACCGGGCGCATCCCAGAGGCCCCTGGGAGTCGCCGGTAGTTTGGTTATTAGCTCACTCAGAAATCGGACTTGCACGACGCGCTGCCTCCTCGATCCACTCAAGGACTGTAAGTAGGCGCAGGACCGACTCTTCTCCCAGGGGAATTTCGGCGTCAAAGCTTGCGCTCTCCACCTGGAGCAGTAGGAGGGTCAGGTAATCCCGATCCAGGGGATCAAGTCCGTCCCACTCACTCGTCGAGATGACTTGCGAGAGGATATCGTCAATAGAAACAAGCTGTCCTCCATCGAGGACCTGCCGCGCCGTTTCAACTCTAGAAAGGACGAGCTCTTTGTCAATCGTGTCGCTGCCTGCAATGACCTTCAGTGTCGCATATTGCACAGCTAATTGACGCGAATCTATACCTCCTGACTCAGTCGACAGGTTTGCGCAGGCGCTCAGAGCCAGAGTCAGTAGAAGGGCTAGGCCTAGGGCCTTGAAAACGGTCATATGAAACTTCCTCAGTTTGTGGACTATCTATTCGCTGCATTACGTATCTTGATAGTGCGGCGCCTGCAACATTAAGCACCAGAAGGATGATAGCGCCAACGGCGGCCCATCTGCGAAATAGCTGAGCTGCCGTTGATCCGGTAGTGTATTCATTTACTGCTAATCGTATCTCGATGCCGCTCACACGATGCGACACGTCCTGGATCTGTTCCTGGTGGCGATTTATATCTTCTCTGTGCGACTTATAAATCATTTCCGTGCGTGTCACGCGATCCAATATCTCGACATTCTGAGAGCGTAGATCGTCGAGCGACGACGCTATTCGGTCCAGGCACTTCTCGTCGTGTTCACTCATGGAGAACCAAGGATTCTGATGTGCCTTCTGATTCTATCAGCAAGACCATTCCGGCCGCCATTGACTTCTCGAGTTGTTGACATAATGTCCCCGCCAGGCGTGATATTTGTATTCCAAAACCAAGTCGCTGCCATAGCGCCATACTGTGCGTGTTCAGCGACTCGATCAGGATACTCCAGAACAGGGAGCCCTGACCATAGCTGCAAGCGCGCGTAGTTATATCGCCCCGTCAGTTGTATCGGTCCCCTACCTCTGTATCTGGCGCCGTCGCCTGGCTCCGTATTGCCCAGGTTACGCTCGCCCCACTCACCACCATATACGGCTTCGGCTATTGCATCCTGATCCGCAGGGTGGCCTTTACGCCTACCGTATCGCCTGGTGTCGGCTTCTGATATGCGATGCCGACCAAATGTCTTTAGCAGTCCGCCCACCGAATAGTTGAGACTCTCCACCAGGCGGGTCAGATCTGACGACTCATGGCCGACATGCGCTAGAAAAAGTGCCACCTCTGACTGATCACTGATACCCGCCCGATCCAACGCATTCGACAGCTCGTCTGCCCAGAGCTCTACATCTGGGCATTTGGGCATAGCTACTTTGAGTAGAGCAGGCGATACTGCGGGCAATCGCTTATCGACTTCGTGATACCAGTGCATGCGACGTCTCGGGGTTAGGTGTGTATAGCGATATTGTACCACCTACCACTGGGGCGGATAAAGATTTCCAATGGGGCGTACCAGCGGCCCATTGCGCTTGGTAATAGATCTCATCTGTGGGTGTGGATGTTTTCTGCATTTTTTATCTTGGCTGAATAGTCGCAGGATAGCTGAATAGTCGCAGGATAGTAGGGTCCTACTATTCAGTAGGAATAATCATTCGCATTCTAAGTGATTGATCCCTAAGAGACATTTAATTATTATTCTATATATTTGTTTTATATTTTTTTAAATAGCTAGATATCGACACCCCAGACACCAAACCACCCCGAACGATGTCGGGGTGGTGGGGGGTCTGCTTAGTTGCTATTCTGCTATTCAGTGAGTTTTCAACAACTTAGGGCGATTATTATAACTATTCTGTAACTATCTAGCTCCGCTAATTGCTTGTTTTGCCTCACTTTTTACAAGTCTACTCGTAATCCCATGGGTTTGCAACAGCGCGAAATTGAATTCAACAAGGGCCTTTACTCGGTGACGCGGTATTGCTATATTAATATCTCACACAGAAGAAGGAAGCGAAAACATGAGAACAGTGAC